TGGAATTGAAAAACTCCATTTAACTGTGCGTTCTGAGCGTTGTTTAAAAGCAGATGAAGTATATACATTATCTCAATTATTAAACTGCACAAAAGACAGATTATTAAAAACTCCCAATATGGGTAGAAAAAGCGTTAATGAGATAATTGAGAAACTAGCAGAGCATGGTTTTAAATTAAAGGGTGAGCCATGAAAAAAGAACTTTTAATTGGTTGTGGGTCAAACCATATTAAAAAGATGGCTGTTGATGGAACATCAGTTTTTGATAACTTAACCACCTTGGACTACAACGCTGACCACAATCCTACTGTCGTGTGGGATTTGATGGAGCTTCCACTACCATTTCCAGACAATGAGTTTGATGAAATCCATGCTTATCAGGTGCTAGAGCATCTTGGACAACAGGGTGACTACAAACTATTCTTTGCTCAATTCTCAGAATTCTGGCGACTTCTCAAGCCAAATGGTCATTTCCTTGCGACTTGTCCCTCCAGAAGTTCAGTTTGGGCGTATGGTGATCCAAGCCATACAAGAATCATGCAGCTTGAACAACTGGTGTTCCTATCACAAGATGAGTACAAGAGGCAGGTAGGCAGAACGCCCATGTCCGACTTTAGGAATATCTACAAAGCAGACTTTAAAACTGTCTTCCAAGAAGAGGATGATGACATCAGGTTTGTACTAAAAGCCATAAAGAATTGATTTTGTAGCTATAATTCAAGCCATGAAACAACGTGGCGGCTCAAGAAAAGGTGCTGGTAGGAAGAAGATCAGCGAACAAGGTAGGACTATCCGAGCAAGGGTAGCGCCTATCCATGAGCAAGCATTGACCTTGGCAGGGAATGGTTCCTTGTCCGAGGGAATAAGACGTTTAGCTGAGAAACATTGGAGATTGATTCATGGAGAGCCAGATAAGCCCCGACAAAGCAATTCAGTATTTGATCGACACCGCACCCTTGTACGCCCAAGCGAAAGCAGAACGCCTGTACTTGGAGGAGTTCCGCAAGTCAAAGAAGGCTCACCTGATGAGCCAGGCAGGGACTGAAGTTCTGGGTAAACAAGAAACCTTTGCCTATGCCCATGAGGAATACATAGAAGTGTTAGAAGGAATAAGAGCTGCCGTAGAAAAGGAAGAGAAGTATCGGTGGCTAATGACCGCTGCCCAAGCAAGGATCGAGGTCTGGAGAACTAACCAGTACTCAGCCAGACTAGAGGTCAGGGCAACCCAATGAACAACAAGCTGAACGCAAAGGAAAGACTGCACCTAGCAAGGGTGAAGATGCTTCCCTGTTCAGTATGTGATAAATCAGGACCATCAGAAGCCCACCATTACAAACAAGGTCTTCAATATACCTGTATAGCATTATGTCAAGACTGCCATACTAATTCGATATTAGGTTGGCATGGTCAAAAGAGAATGTGGCATATTAAAAAGATGGATGAGATTGATGCACTTAATAATACGATTAAAAGATTATTTGAAACTGCGTCAGAAAATAATAATGTTTTTTGAAAACTTGAAACTTTCAAAAACTTTGAACTTTGAAAAATTGGTTAACTTTACTTTCTAAAAAGTAAATGCCACTTTTTTATAAAAACCCGTTTATTAGGGTAAACCCTTATTCTTTAGTTGGTTAGCACTCACTTCGCAAAATTATGTAAGTTAGCACTCACTTCACTTGCTGTCAAACTATCACGGGAAACACTTTGCAACAATGCACTTAGAAAGCGATTAAAACCCGTTTTGAGCCGTTTTTTTGCTTAGTGCATGGCTACTATGCTTGAAACCATGAAAACCGATTCTAGGCGCTTTAAAAGAATCTCTATGATGTGAGCACTCACTTCGCAAACACTTTCAAAAAAACCCGCTTTTTAAGGCGGGAATTTATGGAAATGTTTTATAGGTTATCGGCCAGCAGCCAAACCTCACATTTGTATTTATAAACCCAATCAGTATTGTCAAAAGGTTTAATTGTCAAAAAGGTTTTACAGTTTATGGCGCAAACTGAAATTTTGATAACCTCTCCGATTCTTGCTGGATCACAATCATAAGCAACAACATTGCCAATTTTCATGGTTTAACCTCCTCCTCAATTTGCAGCCATTCCTCAATTATTCCCGTGCCAGCGCATAAAGTAGATCTAATGCTATCTATTGCCATGCTTGCAGCGTATTTTTGAAACTTATCACCTTGAATATATGCGTCAAGTACAGTTAAAGCGCCAAAAACGCTATTTATGTCATTGATGCCCTCATAAACCATAAACTCATTGAGAATTTTTGGGTGTACTTTAGGTGTTTTGGGTTTTCTAGTAGTCATTTTAGCAATTCCAAAGAGTTTCAAGAGCGTCATCAAGGCCAATGCCGTCATCAAATGAGGCTTTGGCATATTCACCCCACCAATATCCCTCAACTTTTTTGGTGCGTGTGTTAACCCATATATTTGGGCCACCAAAAGCCACTAAAACTCTAGCGCCTAAGTATTCACGCTTCCCATTGACAATATATTCAATGTCCAAAGCGTCAGTTAAATAGTCAAATGCGCTAATCGGCTCATCGTCTAAGTTAACCTCATCACCAAAGCCGTCAGTTATTGTGTGGGCTATGTGCTCTACTTGATCTTGCAAGCGTGTTTCAGTTTCTATTGTCATATTTCACCTATTAAAAAAATGTGTTTACTTAACCAGGACATCAAAATAATGCAGCAACCCTATGCAAAGCACAAGGCCAATGGCAATGGCTGCCAGATAGTCTAAAAAAGTGTTTTTCATGCTGTGATGCCCTCAATGGCCCTAGATTGAATTTTCTTGTTTGCCATGTCGTGCATTGTCCAACAATCACGATCACCCCAATAGGCGGCTTCGCTATCGCTATCAATGATGCTTTGAACCTCTCGCATGATTAAAACATTGCGAACAATGTCCGCATTGCGTGGAAACTGATAATGCAGCCAATTACCAAAAAAATTAAGATATTCGGATCTTGTGCTTTTCATGTCGTCACCTCTTTTGCTTGCAATTTAATAGACATAGATTCAAGGCCAAAGGCAAAAACTTGATCGTTATAGTTATCCCGATCATGGGCAAACCATGTGCCAAAGCTGCTATTAGTTTTGCTTATGCGATAAACTTTGCCCTCACAATAGCCAACGTATTCACCTTTACGAAAAGCCGATCGTTCAATGTTTGGATAATTTCTCATTGCATCACCTCTTGAATGTCATAGGTTTTGCACTCAAAGGAATAGCCCAAAGCTTGAATTTTCTTAAGAGCAGCGGAGGTGAGGGTAGATGTACCAGCAATGGAAGCAAAAAGCTTCGCCTGGTTACAGATAGGATAGGCAACAACATTGCCATAAACCCGTTTGATTTCAATTTGTAGAGTCATGTAACACCTATTGAGAGTTGATAAGAGAGAGAGTAAAAATCTACCCTCTCACATATATAGCATAAAAGAATCGTGCCAACTCTCGCAAGTTGTTGATTCTATTGACCCCTCCAAAACCCTATTAGTAGAAACCCTTAGAACATAGGTTTACAGTTTGATTTTGTGGCCACAATTAGAAAAGAAAAGAAAGGGATAACCCATTACATAGACTCCCATTCAAGTAAGGGATAAGACAAGGGATAGATAAGACTACATAAGGGGAAAGGATAGATCAGGGATTGATAGACCTATAAAAGAAAACGCTACATAGAAACCTTTTACACATTGACACATTCAATCTCTACACACCTATGAGACAAACGCAAATAAGAATCATTCGCATTTAGACTTAGGGTTTACCCTATGAGGATTTCTACCTAGGGGTTTACCCTTAAGGGTTAGTACGTAAGGGTAGGGTTTACCAGTAAGGGTTTACCCCCCCCTATCGATAAATGGAGGGGGCGCTGTAGCAGGGGACATAAACACACATCAACATACCCTTTAATCCATAGACCCCCACCCACCCCCTATCAGGAACAAAAGAACCCTCCAAAAAATTTTTTATAGTTTAGAATTTGTAGACATTAAATCAAGGAGAGAAGAATGGCAGGATTCCCTATGCGTAGAGCGTTGGAGAGGAAGATTGAAGAGCTTGGGGGGATAGAGTTTGTGACAGCTCACATTAGCCAAGGAATGACCATTGGACGCTTGGCAGAGTTCATAGAGTGTTCTAGGCCAATGCTTTCTTTCTGGATAAACCATACTGATGAGCGAAGAGATGCGGTGCTTGCTGCACGTAAGCTAAAGGCTGAGAAACTGGCAGAAGAGGCTTTGGACATTGCTGACCAAGCAGATGAGACAAGCAATAGTGGTGTTAATAAAGCCAGACTCCAAGTCGATACCCGTAAGTGGATGGCCTCCAAGCTTGATCCTGAGAACTATGGTGATACTGCTAAAACCCAAGTCAATATCTCTTTGGGTGATCTACACCTACAAGCTTTAAAGCACATGGGTAAGGCTGAAGTTGTCGTAGAGACATTGGAAAACAATGGCTAATAACCCGTTTATTCAGTTCATTACCCTATACAGGAATGACCCTGTTCTGTTTGTCAAAGAGGTTCTGGGAGTAGAGCCTGATGATTGGCAGAAGGACTTTCTTAATGCTGTAGCTACTGGTGAGCGAAAGATCTCAATCAGGTCTGGTCACGGGGTTGGTAAGTCAACTACTGCTTCTTGGGCAATGCTATGGTTCTTGTTGACCAGGTATCCTGTGAAGGTGGTGGTTACTGCCCCTACTTCTGCCCAACTTTATGATGCTTTGTTTGCCGAGCTAAAAAGGTGGGTTAAAGAACTACCCCAACCGATCCAAGACTTACTTGATGTCAAACAAGAGAGGATAGAGCTAAAGGCTTCCGCTACCGAGGCTTTTATCTCTGCAAGGACTTCTCGTGCTGAACAACCTGAAGCCCTACAAGGTGTCCACTCTGAGAACGTCATGTTGGTTGCGGATGAGGCTTCTGGTGTTCCAGAGGCAGTATTTGAGGCTGCCGCAGGTTCTATGTCTGGTCACAATGCTTTGACCATTCTGTTGGGCAATCCAGTTAGGTCTTCTGGCTTCTTCTTTGACACACATAATAGACTTAAAGATGAGTGGTGGACAAAGAGAGTATCTTGTATAGACTCTACTCGGGTGAGTAAAGAGTACGTAGAAGACATGAAATCCCGCTATGGCGAGGAAAGTAATGCCTATCGGATCAGGGTTCTGGGTGAGTTTCCAAGGAGCGATGATGACACGATTATTCCTATGGAGTTGCTTGAGTCTGCTAAACACAGGGATACAAGAGCTTATGAAGATGCTCCGATTATTTGGGGACTCGATGTGGCACGTTTTGGCTCCGATTCTTCAGTTCTATGTAAACGTCAGTCTAATGTTGTACACACTCTTGAGAGGTGGAGGAACTTGGATCTGATGCAGTTAACTGGTGCAGTAGTGGCCCAATACGAAGCTTGTGACCACAAGAGCCGCCCTACAGAGATTCTGGTTGACTCTATTGGCCTCGGTGCAGGTGTTGTTGACCGACTCAGAGAACTAAAACTGCCATGCCGTGGGATTAATGTGTCAGAAAGCCCTGCTATGGGTGGCACGTATCTCAACCTAAGAGCAGAACTTTGGCACAAAACCAAGGCTTGGCTTGAGAAGCGGGACTGCAAGATACCCAATAATGAGGATTTCATTGCTGAACTGGCGACAGTTAGGTACACCTTTACCTCTAACGGGAAGATAAAGATTGAGTCCAAAGATGATATTAGACGTAGGGGATTGAAATCTCCCGACATGGCTGATGCTTTTGTCTTGACATTTGCCTCAGATGCCGCCACCATATCTTGGGGGTCTAACCTGTCTTGGGGAAAACCGATTAAAAGGTTGATCCGAGGATTGGTCTGATTGCCGTTGCCATTTAAGCCACCCTAAAAAAGTGGCTCTTTTTTTTAAATATGGTAATATCACGTAACCTATGTTAGGAGATTCCTATGAAAATGGATGAAGCCGCCAACAAGATTGGCAAAGTAATGGGTGAATACAAGCGTGGGAAGCTAAAGTCTTCTTCTGGTCAGAAGGTTAAATCCCGTGACCAAGCTGTTGCCATTGCTATGAGCGAGGCTCGTGCTATGCCCAAACGTGGAAGTCGCACCGCTACTAATCGGAGCAAGAAATGAAGGCTGGACTCTATGCCAATATCAATGCCAAACAAGAACGAATTAAAGCTGGCTCTAAAGAAAAGATGCGAAAGCCTGGCACAAAAGGCGCTCCTACTGCTAAAGACTTTAAGCAAGCGGCTAAGACTGCTAAAAAGAAATGATTAAGCGTGGTTCAGAAGAGTTCTCTGGCTACAACAAGCCAAAGAAAACTCCTAACCACCCAAAGAAAAGTCACGCAGTATTGGCTAAATCTGGTGACGATGTAAAGTTAATTCGTTTTGGTCAACAAGGTGTTTCTGGTAGTCCTGATGGATCTAAAAGAAACGAAGCATTTAAAGCCCGTCACGCTCAGAATATTGCCAAAGGCAAGATGAGTGCAGCATTCTGGGCAAACAAAGTAAAGTGGTAAACATGAACTGCCCTATCGCTACTTATGACATCAAGGAAAACTTGAAAGCCCGTAATTGGGCGATCAAGAATGTTGACTATGGTCCTGCCAACCCAGAAGAAGATAACGAAGAGTACTGGCAGAACCTAGCTGATATGTGGTCAGTATCTATTGATGAAGTCCAAGAAATGCGTTGCGGTAACTGCGCTGCCTTTATCCAAACCCCTGAGATGCTAGATTGCATTCTCAAAGGTATTGATGAAGAGACTGATGGCTATGCCAAAGATGTCCAAGGTGCGGCTAATCTTGGCTACTGTGAGCTGTTTGACTTTAAATGCGCAGGTGAGCGTACCTGTTCAGCATGGCTATCTGGTGGCCCTATCACCAAGAAGATGACCAAGAATCAGCAGAATATGTTGATGATGGCTAAGACCGAATACGACATGGAAGATGAGGAAGACTAAATGGAAGCCTTTTTAGCCGCATTGATGGAATCTTTTTTACCTGCCGCTGCTGAAGCTGGTGGTGGTATGTCTGAAGCAGTTGCTAGTGGCGGTATGGCTGCCCCAACTACTGCTGAAAGCTTGGGTAGCACTATTGGCGGTCTTGGTAATCAAGCAATTTCTCCAACTATGGACGCTTATAAGACTTTCACCAATCCAAACGCTACTGCTGGTGATATGTTGTCAGGTGCATACAAGTATGCCTTTAACCCCAAAACTCAACAAGAGGAGCAAATGATGGCTCCCCAACAATTTAGTATGGGTGGTGGCGGTATGGGTAGTAATTATGTTGGTGGCATTCCGTCACTACTCCAAGGTTATGGCGGTGCTTCACAAGGTATTCTTCCATACATTGCTGGACGTTAAGGATTAAAAATGAAACAAGAAAACCCAATGTTGATGGCTGAAACCTTGCAAGGTGAGATGCAAGAAGATGAGGTAATGTCTGAAGAACAACTTCAAGGCGTTATCTCTGCTGAAATTTATGACGCAATCTCATTTATTGATGATGACATTGGTGGCAATCGTGCATTAGCTACTGAATACTATTATGGACAAGCCTTTGGTGATGAAGAAGAAGGCCGTTCACAAGTAGTATCAATGGATGTACGTGATACTGTACAAGGCATTCTCCCAAGCCTGATGCGTATCTTTTTTGGCCCAGAGCGTGTGGTTGAGTTTGCCCCACAAGGACCAGAGGATGTACAGTCTGCCGAACAAGCAACAGACTATGTTGACTTTATTTTTAAGCGTGATAACCCAGGCTTTAAGATTTTGCACTCGGCATTTAAAGATGCTTTGGTACGCAAGTGCGGTATCGTGAAGTACTGGTGGGATGAGTCTGTAGAAGTTAAGGCCGAGTCATTCTCTATGCTTGATGAGCAGACAATGATGTTCCTGACTCAAGACCCAGACATTGAAATTTCTGCGGTGCGTGAGTATCCTGTTCCTGGCACTCAACCAATGAATGATGCCCAAGGCATTATGACTCCACCTCCCATGATGTACGATGTGGAGATCAAGCGCAGAATTAAGTCAGGCAAGGTAAAGATTGAGGCATTACCACCTGAAGAGTTTCTGATTGACCGCAGAGCAAAGTCTATTGATGAGGCTACTTTTGTAGGCCACAGGACTATGAAGACTGTTTCCGATCTAGTCGCAATGGGTTATGACTACGATGAAATGGTTGAGGTTGCAGGTAATGGTAATGACTTTGACAACAACCAAGAATACCAAGCCCGTAATCCATTTGCCGTTATCAGTACTGCAAACAATGGTGATCCATCAAGCAAGAGTGTTCTCTATATTGAAGGCTACTTAAAGGTAGACTTTGATGGTGATGGCATTGCTGAGATGCGTAGGATTTGCACAGTTGGTACTGGCAACAAAGTTATCCGCAATGAGATTGTTGATGACCGCCAGTTTGCTGACTTCTGCCCAGATCCAGAACCCCATACCTTCTTTGGTATGT